ATAGCGGCGAAAAATATGCAAAGCATTTTCGGCGCGAAACACGGTGAGTTATGGAAAGCATACCAAGTACTGGGGCCGGTAGGTGGCTCCGCTTTCGGAGCGTTACAACTGACTACCGGGTTCCAGGAGAACCAGAGACAAAATAAACTTAAGAAAAAAGCTTTCCAAAAACCACCGGGACAACCTGGCGATTATACGCCAGAACAAATAGAAAAATTGTACTATGAGGCGAGACGCCGAAGGAGACAAAACAGATGAGCATACAAACACAAGGAAAACACGATAAAAAGGGTCGGTTGATTCAGCCGACCTATAAAGATGGCCGGACCAAACAGTCGTTTAAGGACGAAACGGACATCAATAAAATATTAATCCGGGCGCAAAAGGCCGGAACAATGTCTCATCTGCAAAAATACGAAGGCACCTACGGGGACTTCGCAGACTTCGATTTCTTCGAAGCAAACTTACAATTAACAAAAGGGCGCGAGGTATTCGACGCCCTACCATCGGAACTTCGGACGGAGTTCCATCAATCACCTGCGGAGTTCTTCGAGTATGTGAACGATCCAGCGAACCACGAGGATCTCCGCAAAAAACTACCTGGGCTAGCCCAGCCCGGACGACAAAACATAGATGTGTCCGGAAAAACGGCTCCAGAGGAGCCAGCGGCCGCTGTAGCGGACGAAACAAGTGCACCTGCACAACCGGCGCCGGAGGCGCCAAAAGAGCCGGAGACGGCTCGATAGTTCCCCCTATACTTGATAGGGAACTGGCGCACTGGTCCCAAAAGGCCAAAAACGCCTCAGTCGGAGAAAAGCTTGCGACACGAACGCCTTAGGCGTATAAGGGCAAATATGGACCAAAGCGCCAAAAAACAAAAAACAAAAAAAAAGATACGAAATCGTATCTCCCTGCTGTTACTCTTGGCAGCAACAACGATGGCGACCGCCTGCAGTGTCACCTCTTTACAATGTGGTACTGATGGCGAGTCGTCGTTCGTAACACTAAATTCAACACCAAAAGTACTCTCTCAAAATGCCAGAAATATGGCGATGCTATGTAGCTTCGCCTACTCGGAGGATCAAAATGAGACGACATAAAATCAGCAGGAAAAACTCCCGGAGAAACTTTAAAAGGTTCTCGGGAACACACCCAAAAAACAATAGGTCCGTGATGGCCCGAGGTGGGTATCGGCTTTAATGCCGTGTTACACACCACTGAAAGGCTATAAGGACCCATCAAACGGTGCTCTTACGTTCAATCAAAAAGGCACTGCTCAAGCAATGGAAGTTGCTTGCGGCTCTTGCCTTGGTTGTCGTCTCGATCACTCTCTCATGTGGGCTATCCGGATCGTCCACGAATCTAGTCTGTATCTCGATCAACAGGGTAATTGCTTTATTACTCTTACCTATCGCGATCCCTCAGAATGCACCGAACAACAACTCAGAGACGGGTATTATATCCCCGGCGACTACTCTCTACGGCCGGACGATGTATCAAAATTCATCCGCCGGCTACGAAAATCCGTCGAATACAAAATCCGTTATTTCTACTGCGGAGAATACGGCGACGACAATCAACGCCCTCACTACCATGTCTGCTTATTCAATCATTCGTTTAACGACCAAAGGCTCTTGGAAGACGATGAGGGCTTTTACACTTACACCTCCGATAGTTTACAAAATCTCTGGCCGTGGGGTTTCACCACGGTCCAGGAACTTAACTACGAAACAGCCGCATACACGGCCAGATACTCACTCAAAAAAATCACCGGGAATAAAGCCAAGGAGCATTACTTGCGTTGCGACGACGACGGTGTCGCTTATTGGCTACTCCCGGAATATATTAGAATGTCAACTGGTCGAAATAAACCTTGCGGCATAGGGGCAGGCTTTTATGAAAAATATCAAACCGATATTTTCCCATCAGATGAAGTACCTGTGCCTGGTAAAGGCGTTGTACGGAAAGTACCACGCTATTACCAGGACATCCTTAAAGCCAATGACCCAACTGCGGTTGCCGCTATCAAGGAATTGCGGCAAATCTTCCATAAAGCTCACAAAGCTGACTACACTCCCGAGCGACTTCGGGACCGATACAAATGCGCGCAAGCGCGACAAACCAAGAGGACGCTGTGATGAAACTCAATATGTACTCGATCTTTGATACTGCTTCCGGGACATACAACCGGCCACTATTCGCGCGCGCCGACGGCGAGATAATGCGCGAATTTCAAAATCTATGCACCGATCAAGAACATCCTTGCGGACAGCATCCGGAAGATTATTCACTCTTCCGGCTAGCAATCTTCAATGACTTGACGGGCATGGTTACAAACGAGGACAATGAATGTCTATCGACTGGCCTCGAAATGCTTGCTTTAAGTAAAGGAAATACGAAATGAGAAGCCAACATAAATTCTCCAATGTACCGACGGCGAATATACCTCGCTCGTCGTTCAACCTCTCACACTCACATAAAACAACACTGGATGCAGACGGGCTTTACCCGATCTGTCAACCTATAGATATAATCCCAGGGGATACCTTCAATTTCAAAACGAGCTTCTTTCTAAGGCTCAATACAATGCTTCGACCGATACTGGATAACTTGAGGTTCGAAACGTTCGCGTTCTTCGTACCGTATCGGACGATCTGGGATAACCATGAAAAATTCCATGGGGCCCAGGATAATCCATCGGATTCTATCGACTTCACAATCCCAATAATGTCGGCTGCTGCAGCCGGCTCAAATACAAGCGTAGGTAGCTTGTGGGATTACATGACATTACCGCAACTGGTAATACCCGATGATGTGCCGGTATCGGCACTGCCCTTTAGGGCTTACGTAAAAATATATAATGACTGGTTCCGGGACGAGAACCTTCAGAATAAAATAGTCGAAGATACGGATAATGGACCTGACGGTATGACCGTGGGGTTGCATAGAGACGTTCTTAAAAGAGGGAAAAGGAAGGATTATTTTACTTCCTGTCTGCCGTGGCCGCAAAAACAAATTTTATCTGTAATGCTACCACTAGGGACAACTGCGGACGTGCATACGGCGGTGGGATCCAATGTAGATATAGGTGTCTTCTCAGTCGCTGCTGCATCATTTAGGCAAATAGCGACGGATCTACCGTCAGCGAATGTTGACCCGGTTTCTACTGGAGCAGAAGCGGGCAAACTGTTCGCGGATTTAACCGGCGCAACGGCAGCTTCAATAAACGATATTCGTTTAGCATTCCAAACTCAGAGACTACTCGAACGGGATGCAAGAGCTGGCACGCGGTATGTGGAAGCTCTTAAGGCTCATTGGAAAGTTACGAGCCCCGACTTCCGGCTCCAACGGGCCGAATTTCTAGGAGGAGGATCCTCGGTAATTTCCTTAACACCAGTGATGCAACAGTCAGCACAAACAACACCGGCAGAGGACGATAAAGTCGGCAATCTGGCGGCAAATGGTACCGTGTCAGGTACCCATTCATGGACCAAATCATTCGTAGAACATGGGGTCGTACTTATCCTTGGGAATATCCGAGGGGATATTAGTTACTCTCAAGGTGTCGATCGATACTGGTCCAAAACAACCCGGTATGATTTCTATTATCCGGTCCTCCAAGGAATTGGGGAGCAGAGCGTGCTCAATTCCGAGATATGGATTACCGGGACCGGGACACCAGCAACTGATGATCTGGTTTTCGGCTACCAAGAAAGGTATGCCGAGCACCGATTTCTCAGTTCTAAACTAACTTCACTTATGCGACCAGACGCCGCGGGGACACTGGCGTCCTGGCATTTGTCGGAAGACTTCGCAACACTACCAGCCCTGGGCGCGACATTTATTGAAGCGAACACGGGCGTTCCATTGGACCGCGCAATAGCGGTCCCATCACAACCGCAATTCTTTGCGGATTTCTACCATGAAATAAAAGCGGCTCGACCGCTACCAATATATGGCGTACCCGGCGGAATCGACCGGTTCTAATGCAAACGCCATTCAAACAACGGGGGATAATAGACCCCGGCACGGCGACAGTAGTCGGCTCTGCGCTAGGCGGGTTATTTAGCGCCTTTGGGCAGAGTTCGGCTAATAGACAAAGAAGGCGCGAAGCAGCTCGGAATCGAGCGTTTCAAGAGCGCATGTCGTCGACAGCCGTACAACGGCGGATGGCTGATCTTAAAAAGGCCGGGATAAATCCAATACTAGCGGCGCAATATGACGCATCAACACCGGCTGGTAATATGGCGCAAGTAAAAAGCGTCGGCGGCTCTGCCGTCGAAGGCGCGGAACGCGCAGCCAATACCGGTAGATCTATCCGGGAATCCAGCAAAATAATGAGCCAGACGGGCATCAATGCGGAAATATTAAAAGACGCCCGAAATAAAGCAATAATGTCGGGCATAGCGGCGAAAAATATGCAAAGCATTTTCGGCGCGAAACACGGTGAGTTATGGAAAGCATACCAAGTACTGGGGCCGGTAGGTGGCTCCGCTTTCGGAGCGTTACAACTGACTACCGGGTTCCAGGAGAACCAGAGACAAAAT